TGAATGTGGTGGTTGCGGTGGAGCCTGGAAGTGGGCCCTTGTACGTAAAACAAATGCGACGCCATTGCCAAGGTAAGCCATTCGCACTCTGGATCTCAACAACTTCGCGAAGGCCAACCATGAAGGGTGTAGTAGACGTGCGGGCGGCCTCATTCGCTCGGGTATTAACGACGGAAGAAATGTCGGTGAGGTCGCGTGCAGTAGCGTTCCACAAAATAACCTTCGGGTGATTGATGTTTACGTCCGTAGCAGCATGCGCACCAATGAGGGCGGCCGAAAATGAATACGTCGTGCCGGGTACCGCATTGGGCGCAATCATGTTAGTGTATGGCTGCATGTTATCTCGCTTCTTCACTGTCGTGACATCGAGAATCCGCTTCTTCGTCATTGGGCGCTTGTTCCGATAGGTCCGTCGATAGCGTGGCATCTTGGCGTACTAACGTCGGCGGTACGTTCTCCTTATTGTAGTCCGAGTTGAGCGAGGCGCAGGCCTTCTTGCGGCGTAGCGGCGGGCTGTGTAAGTGCGTCTGACCGGTGGACGCGCGTAAGATCGGCGACGATAAGGCATTGGGCATTTTGGTGAAGAAAGGGGGGCCACACCAATTATTTATAGTGTGTCCTGTGTCCTGTGTCCTGTCTGATAATATTAGTTTCGACAGGACACACTTCGTCACATGACTTTTATTCTCAATGCACGCTACTTCCTTGTTACATACCCGCAGTGCGGTACTCTTGATGAGTGGGCCGTTTGCAACCATTTTGGATCTTTGGGGGCGGAGTGTCTCGTGGGACGAGAAACTCATGCTGATGGAGGTACTCATCTCCATGTTTTCTGCGATTTCGGCAGAAAGTTTCGATCCCGACGAGCCGATATCTTTGATGTTGAGGGTCATCACCCTAACATCGAACGATCTAAAAGGAACCCTCGAAAGGGTGCGGATTACGCGGCAAAAGATGGAGACATTGTCGCCGGTGGGCTCGATATCGGGGGGTTGCCCACTTCACTCGTTTCAGGGGCTCAAGATCCGGGGTCTACGCTCGTCGCTTGCGAAAATCGAGCAGAATTTTTTGAGGTTGCTGAAGACATCTGTCCATGGGATCTCATTACCAAATTCGGATCCATGCATGCCTATGCTAAATGGAGATGGCCCGAGGTCGGTCTGGGCTACGAACGTCCCCCCGGGCTCATGCTTACAGATGGAGCTTTTCCTAACCTGGTTAGCTACCGAGAGAGAATTCTGGACATACGAGGTAAGTGTATCTTGTGCGTCGACTCTTTGCGCGCACGGCCCCTCCTCCCTCTGGTCGGTCCCCCGGAGGGGGGCTGCGTGCGTCGCTAGAGTCTCGAGCACGCGTATTTCACATCTCAATTGGGGTCTTGGCGCTAATTCTTACTAGTTGGAAGAGTGAAAACCTTGGTCATCTATGGCCCGCCTTTGACCGGTAAGACAACATGGGCGCAGTCACTAGGCAACCACATTTACATGAGGGCCAGATACAACGCAAGGGAGGCCTCCTTGTGTGAGTCAAAGGACTACTGCGTCATAGATGACATAAGTGGCGGAATAAGGTTCTTTCCTCATTGGAAGGATTGGTTCGGCGGTCAGCCATATGTACAGATTAGGCTGTTATATCGGGACGAAGTTCTGTTGAGGTGGGGCAAGCCCACAATTTGGTTGAACAACAGGGATCCGCGAGACCAATTACGGGACATGGTGGGGCGAGATTACACAGACGAGCAGTACCAAAACGATGTGGAGTGGATGGACGCAAATTGCATTTTTGTCTACGTAGATAGCCCCATCGTTACTTTTCATGCCAATACAACGTAGCGCTAGGATTAAAAATCAGAGAATTTCCACCGTCAGCGCCGAATCGGGACCTAAATAGATCGAGTACATAGTAATCTCCCATTCCAACCTTGGAATCTACAGACGTGTACGACGTGTCCATCCCTGCACCGTTCTCGTCATCGTCATATGCTAAAGTGTGTCCCATTGCATGAAAGTGATTATATTTCCGGATAAATCCTTGCTCATTACCGGTCTGAAGGGACCGAGTTCTGTCGTACTTGACTGATATGCGGGTTTGATCCAGCTTGGCGACCATTGGATCATTCCAATCGGATGCATTCTGTCCCGCAAAGATCGTCCTGAAAAGGTCATAGGTCGCACCAGCATTCCGATCGCCTGCAACGACATTGACCATTCGACCGTAACCAGAACTAGTCTCGGCGAACGGTTTGAATGTGGTGGTTGCGGTGGAGCCTGGAAGTGGGCCCTTGTACGTAAAACAAATGCGACGCCATTGCCAAGGTAAGCCATTCGCACTCTGGATCTCAACAACTTCGCGAAGGCCAACCAT